CCTTACAGCGGTGCCACAGACTTGAACACACCAATACGTTCAGGGCGATACACCAGCATACCGTAGTACCAGGTCATGCTGGAGATACCGATCTTACCGTATGGATCGTTGTAGTCCATGGCTTCCTTACCATAGTTACGGGTCATGACGTTGATGCCTAGCTTCTTACCATCGTTCTGGAAGCCCAGAGCGGTGAAAGAATCATCACCCACAACCAGCATTGGGTACACATCATACTTACCGTTAGTCTCACGGTAGCCTGGGTTAGTACCAACAGTGTCACCAGCACCTGCCCAGTGCAGCATCTCAGGAACCTGAATTACACGGAAAGATTCGATGGAACCAATCTCACCGTTCAGCAGAGTACCTGCGTCAGCATAGTGCTGTACTTCGATGAACGCCTTGTTGTTGAAGGTGTCACGCATGGTCTTCAGATGGGGAACCAGTTCGGAACCAACATACAGGACACGACATGCCGGTACGACACGGGTATCGGTAAACCGAGAACCAGTGATGATGGTGGTATTACGAGGAGTCCGGTTATCAGTCAGAATCTGATCCATACGCATCAGGTCTGCATAGGTAACCAAGGACGGGTTAGCACCCTCACCAGTGATCTCATCGTCAGCAGTAGCAGCACCTGCAAACAGTTCCACACCAGCACCAGCCAGCAGGTCCATTTGGATCTGAGCTTCCTGAATCTGGACTGCACCGTTCATCAACTCACGAGACAGATGCTCACGCAGCTGATCGTCAGAGTCGAATTCAATGGAGTCACGAGTGAACTCAGTGAACATACCGAATTCAGTGATCTCACCTTCCAGAGTCAGACGCTTGAAGCCCACACGGTTTACACGGCCTCCTGTCTCAGACAGGTGAGGCAGCTTGCCCCGGATGGTTCCAATATCCTTACTGGAGCCATACAGGTTGCCGTTGGCAATAGTTACACCATTGGCATCAATACCTTGGTCGTTGACGTTACGATCATCCAGCAGAGGAACATACTCAAACACACGGATGGTTTTACCGTGATGCTTGGGCATATTCTTCACGTTAGCCAGAGGGAAGAAGTACTGTTCCTTCCGAGCTTCGATAATCGACTTACGCAGCCACAGAAAGGACTGCATCTGGTCAGAGCCAGGACCATCAATACTGGACTTCTGACCTTTGATTGGAGCGTTATAATTGAGAGCCATACCTTAGTTTCCTATACCCTGTTTTTCATTGCCTCAAGGAACTTGTCATCATCAAGATTCATCAAGTCCTCAAGAACTAAGGACGAAGAACGCTTGCCTGTTGCATTTGGCGATCTGGCAGCCTTCGCCTTTCTGTTACTGCTGGGGGTTGAACTTCGGGAAGCTACACGGGTATCAATAGGCTTTCTCGTAGTATCATTTTGAGGTTGTCCTGCTCCAAAGAGCTGGTTCCCAACGATATTATACTTCTCCAAGATACTTCCGGTTGGTTTCAGCATTCCAAGAGTGGTTTGTCTATGGATCTCATTCATGATTTGATCGTAGACGCCACTCACCCTCTGTTCGTGGATGATTTCAAATGCACTCGGGTTATTCCACATAAACCGAGTAGATTCCTCATCCCAAGTATCGGCAATAAGTCTTAGAGTTTTGGCACCTTCTGGGTCAGAGTTCAACTCGTCCAGAACTGCTCGCGTCTCTAGTACTTCTTCCGAGACTATCTTTACTTTCGGTTTATAGTTTACTTCAGCAGAAGTGTCAACATCAAACGGATCTATGTTGTTGTCTTTAAAGAACTTCTTCAGAGCTTCTGGGTTCTTGTTCTTAATATCAAGAATGAATGCCAGATCCTCGTCAGTGTTAATACCGTTCTCTTGCAGAGTTGCAATAGTCTTACGGTGCTTACTAATCTCCTGCATCTTACGGGTGTAATTAGCACCCATCTGCATAAGCTGAATAGCTTCTTCAGGAGAACGAAGTTCAATAGTTTTACCGTTCGCTTTGAACGGTTTCATAATAGTGTTGTAGAAACTTTCGTAATCTACATCACTCTTTTTCTCTTCTCTTTCTTGGGCAGCTTTCTTTTCTTTGCCTGAACCAGAAGGAATAGCAGTATCGGGGGCAGGGTCAGCAGGAGAAGATTCCTCTTCTTCCTCAACTTCATCCTCTTCCTGATTTTCTTCGCCTTCCTCTTCTGGATCCTCCAAAGTATCTTCCACTTCGGTATCATCCTGAACCTCGGTCTCTTCTTCTTGATCCAGTTCTTCATTCTTCTGCTGGTCCAGCTCTGCTTGCAGGGAGTCCAGACTCTGCTCGAAGTTATTCAGAAACTCTTCGTCACTTCCGTATGTCATTCTTCACCTCTCAGAGCTTCAGCACGAATTTCAGCTTCTGCTTCCTGAATCCTGTCCAGGGATTGCTCAGCTTGTTGAGCCTGCATTTCAATAGCATGGAACCACTCTTGGAGATGGCCTGCTGCTTGAGCTTTGGAGAGAGCATCTGAACGGGCATCAACATTCAGAGTACTAAGCCCAGACAATCGAGCATATCTTGCACAAGCTTTTTCCATGAAGTGATGTTCAATCACATTCTTGAAGTCTTTGTTCTTGTAGAGACGAAGAAGAGAATCCCGAAGATCAATAACTTCTTTAAGTGCTTTCTTTTCTCTTTCCAGCTTCTCTACAGTACTGTTTGCAATCATATTTATCTCCCAATGAATTCATTGTTATTTACTGGATTCACAGAATGTTGGTTATCCGGCTGGTTTGAACCAAAATTCGTGTTATCAGTTAACTCTGTTAATTTATTGAAGCCGATAGCTGCTGCAATATTAGGAGGAATTTCCCCCGGCTTTGTAGCTTGAGCCAGTGCCTTAGTCACTGTAAGGTCCTGGTTCCCCTTAGCTTGTGCTTTCTGTTTCTCCAGATCTCTCTGGTGTTTGATACCACTACCTTGCTCGAATGTGTCTAGTGCTTCTTTATCTCCTTTTGCTTCACGTTGTTTGGCATCTGCAAGATTCCTTGCAATCTCAGATTTCAGTTTTTCAACTTCAAGTTGTGCTTTTTCAAGCTCCAACTGTTGAAGCATTAATTCATGCTCTGATGGTTCACGTCTGAAGTTTCTAAGTGTTTCAGCAACGTCAGGCATTCTCTTTAATGCTGCAATTTCAGCAACCAATTTAAGTGCTGCTTCTGGTCCAGCAATGGGGCCAATAGTTTGAGCCATGAAAGCCAGATCCTGAGACTTGGCATCATCTACTTCTGCTGTTGAAATATCAACAATGAGATCGTAATTTCCTTTTAGATCTTCTCTGTTAACTTCAACAAACTCCCTGTTAGTTACTCTAACTACTTCCACTTCATCCAGAAACTCAGCATTCATGGCAATGATCTTTTTGCCAATCTCAACTACACCTTTTGCCAGTCTCCTGAGAATAGCCATTTCACGTTTAGAGGTTGCATCCAATGCTCCTCTAATAGCTGTTGCTACATTGCCGTAGGCTGCACCAGAGATACCACCTGAGAATGCTTTTACACCTGACATGGACTCAGCATCTTGGTGCTGAAGCTCCAGCATGGTCAATGCACTGTTGGGAATCTCAGGATACTTATGGGTATGAACTGCATTACTTGGATGCAGACCAGCTTGTGGATTGTAAACGTAGTCCTGTCCTTGCTTGAATTTCCTCTCGTTAACCATATCGAGGAATCCAGCAGGGATACCAGTCTGGGCATTGGCATTTCGACCTAGTAGGTCAATCATGCCTCTCATGACTGCACCAGCAATAACCTGATTATCCCTCAGTAGTTCCCCATCTGGTTCACCAAACAGTTCACGTTTTACTGGGAGATAGGGGACTACAACAAAAGGAAGTTTGCCATCAGGGAAGGGTGATTCTTCCATTCGAATCAGTACGTTACCTACCCAAGTAGCTACGATGGGAACCATGATCCCATCATCATGGATATCGTGATAACCCCAGTATTCATAGGCAGTGACCTTGGTTTTCATTTCATCTTGGAATTTAAAACCAAATTCTTTGTCTGCCCTGTCTGGATCTACAGATGTCTCAGACCACTTGATCTTATCCAGATTCTTATAGTTGGCAGCATTCCTTAGAAGCTCATGCTTGCTGGTCTCATAGGCATGTACAACAAACAATGCATTGTCCATATTCCCTTTACAGGTAGGATCAATGTATACGTCTTCTGGATCCAGAACATCAACGGTGGGCCTGTTGATGATGGTTTTCTCTACCTCTTCCTCAACATAACCAGAGATCTCTACACGAACAGGGATACCTGTTTCTCGGTAGTATGAAACAGCTTCTCGCATTTCCTCTGGAACTGTTTCATTAAATTCTCTTGGGTTTTGAACGCTGAACTCAGTTAGCTGATTCAGCTGATCCAGCAACATCAGGAACTCTTCGTCTTCTGAATGTTGTGGTTCTAGGGGGTAGTACTCAAATACAGGTACTTCTTCAATTACTGTGGTGGTTTGGGTTTCCCAACCAACACGACAAATGGATGTACCCTCATCCACAACCGATCTTACGTAATCATCAATGAACTTGATCTTGTCAATCTTGGTTCTGAATTGCCAGTTGAGAACAAGCTCATTCTGTACAGCACCTTCTTTATCTTCGAAGGTAACAGGAATAACTTGAAAGAGTTTCTCTGAACTAAGGAATGGTTCTGTAAGTGCAGAGTATCTCCATTCAGCCTGCTTACGAACCAGCTTAGGTTGAACAGATGATCTACCAGGAACAGAAGGGGGGGAATACTTACCCTTAGCAGCCATGAGATCACGCCAATCTTGAATCTTGGCCATCTGATCTCGGTGGGCAGTTTTGGAATCATTGAATAGACCTTGAAGGTCAGCCAGAGTGGGTTCTTTTTCCCAATCTGTCATTGGTCTTGGATTGTCAGTTATTTCCATCAAGATGATTCCTATCGTTTTCGATTAGGGCAGTAAAGCTTTCAGCAGCTACTCTACACTGTTTAAGATCTGCTCTGAATTCTTTAACCAACTCTCTGCCCTCTGTAAGAGATCTGTCGAGTCTGGCAGCGTGTTCAGCAAGCTCTCTACATTGATTGCCTGCATTTTCTGCTCTTGCTCTATATATCTTACCTCTGTTTTCAGATTCCCACATCCTAGCAGAAAACTCGTTACGAAGATCAGTAACATAATTCTCATGTTCATCTTTGATCTCTTCAATTTGTGTGAGAAGTTCTGACTGTCTCTTGGCGTGTTCTTCTAGTCTTTGTCTATGCTTCTTTTTCAGCTCTTCTATTTGCAGGCTTATCTGGTACTTTTCTTCGTTGTGTTTTAAGTCTGCTCTGTGTGTACCAGTGTTGTACCCAAGAGCAAAGACCATTATTAGAACCAGAAAGAACAGAAATACCCCTTTAATGCTCATCACAAAGTTCCTCTGGGATATTTCCAATTCTGTGGGAGAACCATCCAACAGTAAAATCTTGGAGACTTGTAAGGCTCAGGTAGTGATAACCTTGCTGGGCTTCCAGAGATCTAAGCATCAGCTTGCACGATAAGACGCTTCCCCTTTTGGCAATCAAAGCTCTATGGGCTGCTATGGTGTTAGACCCAATGACACCATCTACTTTGATACATGGGTAGTCTCTACAGCTTCTGGAGAAGCTATTAAGAGATGTTTGATACCATCTGGCTGCTCTACCCTGACCTACGTTTACCCCAGCATCCACCAGTTTTGTGCCTACTGGTTCAGATAATTCAACTACTCCGTCAAATCCCGGTTTGTAAATATAGGTCTGAGCATAGATATCAATAGCTACTTCATCAGGCAGATCCTTCATGGAACCAGTGTAACCATGTTCTACTGCTGTAGTTTTGGTTATGCCTTTGTTGGTTTCTCCGCCAGGATCTGAAGGGTGGTCAACATAACCACCCTCTACAGCCAGAATGCTAAGTACAATTGCTAGAATAGCACTGGGATACTTAACACTCTTTTTCATACTCAGGTACTCCAGCTCTTAGTTGTGCCACTCTGAGAGCATGAAGCTCTTGTCTTCTTCTTTCTTCTTCCTGTAGTTGTGCTTTCTCAAGTTCCCATTTTTCTTTGTTTCTCAGATTTTGTCTTCTCTGAAAATACAGGTTAAAGGCAAAACCAAGAACAGTAAGAATGATACCCAGTAAGACAGCAAAGCCACTACTAGAGAGATACCCCAGAATAAGGGATATCGTCCCACCCCCCATGCTTTTTGTTCCCAGCGATATCATTGTGCTGTCCACAGTATTTCCAACGCCATCAAGAGGTTTCATCACGCACCTCGACTCTTGAGGAATCCAGGATACGCATATTTTTTATGTCTCTGAGGGATTCCGTTGGTTTATTGATATCGTCATAGAATACTGAACTGTTACTTATCAGTACTGGCTCTTCAATAATTTCAGGTTCTTCCCAACCATGAAGTTCCATTATTCTCCCCCTTCGCTACTCTCAAGTGCTTCTACGCGAGAGGTTAGCGTAATAATGGAATCTTCCAATGCCTCTATTCTACTCTCAAATTGTTCCGTAGATTCTACTCTCTGGGTTAATTCTGAAATTGCAATACCCTGAGCTGAAACAATGCCATTGAAGTTATCAAGTTGAGAATTTAAGTTTTGGAGTGTTTGATTGATCTGAGTTAGTGCTTGGTCGTACTCTTCAACAAGAACCTGAAGGTCTACCAAATCGAACCACTCAGAACTGTTCACATATTTCCACTGTAAAACAGAACCTTCACTTCTAAGTTCAATGTTTCCAGATCTCAGGTTCTTGATGTTATCTGCTACGAGTTTGATATCAGGAAGATTATCAAGGGCTTTCCTGATATCCATGTAAGCTCTTCCAAGCTCATGCTCGCCCCTGAATCTCATTTGATTAAAGGGATTACTCATCAGATCCAACCTCGCTTATTAAATGCATTTTCTGTAAACCTGGATTCAGATAGAGCATCTGCCTGTTTAAGGTTATTAATTGCAGTGATGTATTGAATCTGAAAATCCTGACCGAGCCTCATGTTATCACTGGACCCCATGGTCATGAATACTTTGGAGGCAACGAACATCCTCAAAGCTGGGACCATGAAATCAGGGATATCCAATTCCTCATCCAAGTTTTCAAGGGTTACCTGTTGGGGCTTGGCAGAGTAGTGTAC